AGCAATCGGTCTAAAAGGTCTTAACTTCTTTTTAATTAAATCAATCGTATCTGGTATTGTTCTCACTAGTCCCACCCTTTCGGTAATGTAAAGTTTGTTCTACTAAATTCTAATCTATCTACAAGTTTAACTGCACCTGCAATTCTATCAACGGCCACATATCCTTCAGGAGCGGTAACTCTATAACCATTTGAAGTTCTTACAAAATGACCTATACTTTGTATTTGATTCATCTTTCTTAATAATGTATTCTTACAATTTGCTAAAGTTATATGACTTGCAATTGCAAAGTATAATAGTGTTTTATTTTTATCTATAAATCTTAAACCTTCTTTTTGTGCCTTAATATATTTTTCTTTTCCTTTATCAGTTTTCTTTGCGTCTATTTCGGCTTGTAGCATATTATTAAAATACAATCTAAATTGTTGTTGCATATCTCTTACTTTACCCATATCACCTTTTGTATTTTTGATAAAGTAATTAAAGAAAGTTTTTAATCTAAATGCAACTGATAAAGGGTCAGTTCTAGCTGTTGACATATCATTTAAGATACCTTTTGCTTTTGATAATGACCCCTCTGCCATTCTTATTTGAGCGTCAAAAGCACTTAACTCTCTTTTATTAAACATAACTGAACCAGATTTATCAATGTATTGAGCAGACGCTAAAAATATACTTGTACCACCACTACCTCTAACGGTACCAAAACCTGCCGATAAACTAGACATATTTTTACCTGTATATGAAGTATGAAATACAATCCCCATCTTGGCTCTGGCAATTTGTCTACCAATACCACTATCTACCGGTACTGCATATGTGATTGTATTAGGTGTAAATGAAATGTGAGGTTCGCCATCTATCTTTACAATAGTTTTATCGTCTGTAAATAATAAATCGCCTTGTAATATTCCTTTTATAGGTAATCTTTTAAGATAATTAAAACAATATATTAATTTTGCACCTGCACCACTAGTGCCGTGATTTTTTCTTATGTCTGATATATTGTAATTGATTTTAGGAGTTTTATTGAATACTGATTTAGTACCAACAAAGAATTTTCCGTTTTCAGGATTTTGACCACAAATAATAGCAGGCGCACCGTCCCACTTTACGGTCATATTAACTGCACCACCGGTACTACCGGCTAGCATATTTCTTACCGATTTTAAAAAGTTGATTGCGTTTTCACCACCTTTGGCACCGTTATTAATAATATCATCTTCTAGGTGTTCAAGGTGTGTGTTTTTTTCCTGTGTAAAAAATCCTTTAAAACTAAACATTTGTTCTCCAATTTATCCATTATACAAAATAATTCCATTTATGTCAATATTCAATACTACTATTTATATACTAAAATATCTTAATATGAAAGCAAGAATCAAAAACGGTCTGTGCTATATTCTTATCTACTATATTTTTTGCCTTTTCTCCACGTGCTACCAATTGTTCTTTAGATACACCAACCCTCAAACCTTGAGAAGTTGCCAAACTATATAAATTTTCTAGTGTTGCCTCTTTGCCAAGTTGACTTGTTATACCGTTAATGGCTATTGCTATTTCAGAGGCAATTGTTTTATTTAATATTTCTTTTTCTGCTCTGGCTTTGGATATTTTAAACTCTGCATTATTTATTTTTCTAAATAAAGATTGCATATAACCTTCAAGATAATTCTTAGCACCACCTTTTGTTTTAGATAGTTTATTATATCCGCTTGCACCTAACCAAGTCAGTTGTTTATTGCCTGCTTTAAAATTATCTGGTATTGATGAGTAAGTGTTGCTTTTTTTTCTTTCTCTTAATAATTTATTAACACCTGTTTTATCAGTATTAAATATTATATACTGATAGTTTTCAGTTCCTAAAGAACCAAATCTAGCACCAGAACCTGGTATTTCCATTTCTAATCTAAAACCACCTGTATCTGTTTTACTTTTAAGGTAACCTGATTTTTTATCAATTAGTTTTTTTGTTTTCTTTTTTCGATATATTATCTCAAATCTTAATTTTACATCTAAATTATTTTGACCTAAATCTACTTTATCAAATTTAATAACTTGTTCAATATCGCTATCTTCATTTACAGAGGTTATATTTGCACTAGTACCCTTTGGTGCTTTCAATGATATTGGATACAATTGTTTTTTTTCAAATAGTTTAAAAATTAATTGATTTAAGTCATTTAAATAATCAACAGATGATTGTGGTTTTTTTACTAATTTTTCATTCAAATTTCCTAGTTCTTTAACTAATGTTTTTCTAGCTGTGTCAGTAAAAAACCATACATCAGCAGGATTCCATTTATCTTTATCAACAATTTTAGCAAAACCTATTTTTGCCTTTATATCATTAGCAACCACTTCATAAACTTTATAAGGGTCCATATCTTTAGGTAAATTGTCTGCTCTTAATAATTTGTATTGACTTTTAGGTGGTGAGTGAAACTGGAAAAACTTCTTTACCTGTGATAAAAGTCTTTCGTGCCATTGATTATCAACTAAAAAATCATTAGCAAATTTTATGTATTGATTAAATACACTAGAGTTTAATTCTGTTTCAACAAAAGGTAGTATTTTATATTCTCTAGCAAATTCGTCTAATTCTTTTTTTGATTGTATCTCGTCCCAATTTTTATACGTTTCATCTTTATTATATTTGTCTAAAGTATTTGCCATTTTTAAAGCGACATATATACAGAAAAATGCCTCTGACATTACCTCAACAATTTTACCACTTATAGAAGCTGAAGCAGTTGTCTTTTTAGGTTGACCACCAAAATCTACGTCTTTTTGTATATCCGCCATAGATATGGTTTTTGTATTCTTACCATCTATATAAGATAAAGTATCACCTGATAATTTTACACCAAGAATTTGCTTATTGGTTTTATCTATTGTAAAAGGTAACTTCTTTTTTATTTTTATAATAGCAATTTCTTTTCTAGGTTTACCTTTATAAGGTCCTTTACTAGCTTTCTTTTTAAATACACTTGGTGTTAATTTTTGTCCCATATTTTCTCCTATACACTATTTAGGAGCAATTGGCAACTAATTTTTTGACATATAGTTTAAACATAGAAAAGGTGGTACGCCACCATTCACTTGCCAAACTTTGTGTTTGTTTTGGAAGTCAACTAACTTTTGAGCGTCTTCTTCAAAAAAGTATTCCTTGATAATAGATTTAGTAGGTTCTTCAATAACTTGCCATACCATTTTTCTACCACGTTTTACTAGTTTAGTATTGTAAGACAATTTACCTTTCTCTCCTCCTGGTCTCTTATCACCTTTATGAAATCTAACTTTTTGAGTTTTCTTTTTAGGCATTATAATTTAAAGTCGCTAAACTTATCGTAAGCGACTTCCTTTTGTTCTACTTCTTTTTGATTGCTGTCAACAATTGTTTGTGCCGATTGACCTACATCATATAGTCTCATCTTCGCTCTATCTACACCTACGATAAACGACCTGTTGACGCTTGGGTCATTGTATCTATTTTTAAGTTGTTTAATTTTCATCTGACCTAGAGCTTCTAACTCTTCAGTTGAAATTAAAGCAAACATAAAATCTGCTGTTGCTGGTAAACCAAAAGATTCTGAAGTATCTTCTAAACCAATATCGGTTGAAGTATAACCAGTTCTAGTTGTTTGTGTTGCACTAAAAATTGGCACATTAAATTCTACTGCAAGACCTCTTAACTCTTCAGCAATTGCTTTGATATAGAAATAAGAACCTATATTACCACCCTTAAATCTACTTGAAGCACATATATTTAAATAGTCTATGAATACTACATTAGGTTTAAAACTTTTCTTTAACGCCAACTCATTCATCAATGCCTTAAAATGACCACTATGAGCAGAAGCTGTTGGATATTCTTTGATAATTAGTTTACCATAAGTCTTGTCTGAAATCTTTTTAAGTTTATTATCATATAAATCTTTTGGCATTACGTGTAGGTCGTCCATAGAAACGTCTAATAAATTTGCGTCTATTCTTTCTGCAATTCTTTCCTCTGCCATTTCTAAAGTAATATACAATACATTATAGCCTTGCGTTAGAAAACTAGAAGCACAATGACACATAAACAAAGATTTACCAACACCGGTGCCTGCTAATGCAATATTCAATGTCTTCGCTGGTATACCACCTTTGGTAACTCTATTCATATAATCAAGGTCAAACTGAAACCTTTTCTCTTTTGTATGATACCATTCGTATCTATTCTCTGCGTCTTCTAGGTAATCGTGACCTATATGATTATCAAAAGAAACTGCTAATGCGTCTGATAGAATACCAGGTATTGCCTCTGGTGTTTGTTTCTTATCTTTGCCATCTAATATTTTTATACCACTTAATACTGCGTTATGTACTGCTCTATCTTTACACCATTTTTCAGTAGTATCTAATAACCATTGTTCATCTGTTTCTTGGTCCGTAATAGTATTAATATAATCTTTTATTTGTGTATGTTCAGTTTCGTTGATATCTTTTCTCTGACCAACTTCAATTAATACTGCGTCTTTTGTAGGTACATTATTATACTTTGTAATAAAATCATATATAGAATTAAACATTACCTGTTCTATTCTATTAACAAAATATTCACTCTTTAAGAAAGGTAATACCTTTCTGGCATATTCTTCTTTGTAAAATAGATTACTTAATATTGTAGTTTCTATTCTATCACTTTGCATTATCTAATTTGCCTTCTTTTAATTGTTTGTCTAATAATTCTAATAGTATATCTCCTATGTAATCAATAAACTCTTGATTATCATATAATACGTGTTCAGTAGGATTTAATGCTACGGTATAATCAAACTTCATAGGTAACTTGCCATCTTTTAGTTCCGTTTCTGGAGCAAAAGAGACTTTACCATAATGATATATTACGCCTGCGAATTTACCCTCTGTTAACTTGATACAAGAATATTCGTCACCTTGCTTTTGTGCGAATACGTATCTAGGATTATTCTTCGTCTTGTCCGTAGGTGAATTTTTGTTTTGTGTATTCATCAATCTTACCTAATATTTCCTTTGTAAAATACTTTTCTGGCTCTGAATTAATAGATTTACCAAACGCCTTACCTGCTGGTGTCTCATATCTTGTAGATACTTTCTTAAATATACCTGCTTGTTCAGCTAAGTCTAATAAACCATAATGTCTATCAAGACCTTTTTTATAAGTTAGTCTAACATCTATTTGAGCATTTTCTTTTGTGATTCTTGATTTATAATTTTTACAATGAATAATATTACCAACTACCTCTGTGCCGTCTTTTTCTTTACGTTTACCTAGATAGATGATTGATGAAGCAGCGTATTTCAAACCTGAACCGCCACCCATTTCTTTTTGTGGAAACATACTGCCAATCACATCATAAGTATGATTGGTCATTATCATAGGAACATTTGCTTGACCTAGTTTCAAAGTTAATACTCTGAAAGCAGACTTAACAATTTGAGACCTTGTCATATCTCTAGTCTCTTTACCCTCTGCTGTGTCTGTCATTTCTTTAGTAGTAGATAACATACCTAAACTATCTAATACAAACATCATAGGTTTACGTTTGTCTTCTGGTTGTTCCAAATACTTGTCTATAATTTTAATTGATTGTGTTCTAAATTCTTGAACGGTTGCAACTGGCATTACCAATAGTCTATTACTATCAACACCTCTACTCTCAATCATATCTTTTGAGATTGCATTTTCTGATTCAAAGTAAATTACACCTGCGTCTTTGTTTGTCTCTAAAAAACTTTTTACAATACCTAACGCAAAGAATGTTTTACCTGTAGCAGCCTCACCAGCAATTGCTGTAATACGATTGCCTGGAAGACCACCAAAAATTGAACCTGAAAGAAGAGCATTGAAAGAATAAGAACCTGTGTCTATGAAACTATCTAT